ATCGTCATTACGCCCCGAAATCTTCAGCTCAGTCATGTATTCTTCATTAGGCATGTCTGTCTCCTTACGCTGCGCGTGCGTAACCACGCGGGTCTTCCACCGTGCCTTCAACCTGATCTTCATTGATCACGCGGAACTCACGCCCATGAATTGTGAACCGTGTGCCGCTGTACGCACGCACCAGAACAAAATCCCCTTCTTTACACCACGGCCCCGATGGGTACCGTTCTTTGTCCTTGTAAGCATCAGGACCAACTGCCACTACAAACAACACGGTAGTCGTCTGCTCCTCAATGCGTTGCGATATAGCCGCCTTCACAAGCATTGAATCCTCAAACGTATCTTCAGCAGGCGGCACCGCACAAAGAATCTTGTACCCCGACGGTTTGGGCAACTGTCGTGCTTTTGCCTCATCACCGGGTGCGTCTACTGTTTCACCGTCTATGTTTTTTTCCGCGTCTATCAAGTCTTTCAAATATTGCGGAAGAAGTAGTTCACTCATCGTTATCGTCCTTCAACGCTTTCTCAGCAAGGTCAAGTAAATGGCGCTCTGCGATAGCTAGACCTTGAATCACACCACAGAGCTTTGTATACGCCGCATAATCAGCACAGGCACCACCTGCGATGTCGTCACAATAATTGTTCATGTCGTCCCGAATTTTTTTGCGCAGAACGTCTACGAACGATGTGTACTCTTGTACGGTTGTCATTTGCCTCCCTTAGGTTGCGGTTTAGTTGCTTGTCGATTTCTCATCTCCAAGTCTTGGCGCTGTCTAGCGATGTCTGCACCGATGCGAACGCCTTCACGTTCGTTGTCAGCTTCTAGCTTGTTTTGTTTAAACGCGATGTCGGAACTAACTTTTAGCCCTTCAATCATTGCCTGCGCGTTTACTTTCTCTTGTTCAAGTTTTAACTTCTCCGCCGCTATTTCTGCGTCGCTTTGCATCTTCATGCGCTTTATTTCAATCTCTTGCTCACGTAGCTGCAACTCAGCCTGCTGAAGCTGCAACATCGGGTCTTGTGCCATGGCTTGCTGTTGGGCGGCTGCTTCTTGTTGCGCCACAATGTTCTGGCTTTCCTGCAGCACCATAGGCGCTGCTTGTGCAACCAGACGTGACAACTGCACCTCAACTGCTGGATTCATCTTCTCACCCGGCATCGGCAGATCAGCACCCAACGCTTTCTCAATCTTCGACCGGTAAGCAAACGCGATGTGTTCCATCAAGTGCGCCATCATCGCTTGTTGAATCATGGGCGCTTGTGGGTTTTGCCCCACCAGTTGTTGCACCAGCGGGTCTTGCATTGCACTCATATGCACCCGAATGTGCGCTTCATGATCCTGATACATAAACGCTTTGACCGGTTTTAGGTTCAACACGTTCATGTTTTCCGAAATTGGGTCAGTTGGTTTCATGTCGTCGTCTGACGGCACAAGCTTTGCGTAATCTTTAAAGCCCAACGTCTCCAACATCTGCCGGTGCAACAACGGCATGTCGTATAGCTGTGGTGCGGTTTGCGCCAACTGCAGTGCTGCTTGATGCTGCACCACGCGTTGACTCATGGTTGCCGCGTTAGGATCTGAAACGGGGATGATGTCTACGTCATCGTAGTCCTCACGTTTGGCGCGAGGTGAACCGTACTCTGGTTGATAGCTGTACTCATCCGGCGTGTAGTCACGGATGATGTCTTTGATCAGTCGGAGTTCTTGTTTAAGCGCGTAGTGAACTCGCGCTTGTACGGCAGACATAACTTTGAGGGTTCGCTCAAGTACGGCCAGAGTTGTTCCCACCGGCGTATTAGCCGACATATCGGACACTTGGATATCGGCAGTCGCAGCGAAACGTCTGCCCTCCTCAACGATAGTACCAAGGAGACTGTATAGAGTGGCCGATGGTTCCTTGTAAGGTAACGGCAATATGTTGTCACGAATTGCTCCTGAACCTGTATCTACGTCACGCCACTCGCCCGGTGCAATCGGCGTATCGTCGCCTTTAATACGCAACCCTCTGGACTTCAACCCACCCGGCAAATTACTGAGTGTGCCTGCATCCACCAGTTGTCGCATTAGCGACGTTGCTGACATGGCGTAGCCACCAATCAAATGAAATAGCCCGAAGCCATACGGCCCCAAACCGGGCACATACACATAATGCACAAAGTGCTGACGCTTTTGTTTTAGCTCGTCGTCTTCACGCCAGTTGCGACGAATAGCCAACACTTCATCAGAGCCACGCAGAATCGTTACGACATACGGGAGTGCAATGCCCGTGAGTTCGCCATCTTTATCCTTGTCTTCAAAGCCCGGCAAGTCAAGGTCAACGTGAACCTCGTATATCTCGTAGCGGTCATCAAACGACGCCGATATGCCTGTTTCTTTATCTTTTTTCTGTTGAATCTCGTTTGTGTTTTTCGGCGGGTCACCAAGCTCCACCTCACGGTAGAACCCGGCTTTTTGCAGTTTAACGATTTCATTTTCCGTCTTGCGCATGCGGTGTGTTAACCGCGGACATGTCCCCAACTCTGTTGTGCCGTACGGAATAATGATGTCTTCTGCCGGTACAAATAACGATACCGGGCGCTCGGTGTTGATATCAAAATAGATTTTCTTGAACGCAGAACCCGCAGCAGGCAGCGAAAACAACATGCGTTCGTGCTCTGGCCTGAACTCCGCCATCTTGTCAGTCAAGTAGTTGTTCATGTCTTCTTCAACACGAACGGCTGCTTCTTTCTTGTTTGGCGTTTCGTCGCCAATAATTTTCGTTCTTGCCGGACCTTTGGCCGGGAACGTCTCTGTAATCGTTTCTGATTGGAACCGAATGACCGCTTCCGTAATCATGGGGTGATACACACCACACGCACCCGCCCACGGTTCTGTGCGCTCCTCATACTTGAGGCCAAGCAACGTCAAGCCGTTCTTGTACGTATCTTCCCAATCCTTGCGTGCAGACAAGTCGTTCTTTACGTCATCAAGAACCTCGCCTACTAACGAAGACAGCTCTCCCGCGTCCATCTGTTCTGCAAGGTTAGCGTTGAAGTCTTCTCCTTCTTCCGCACCGGGTTCAATCTCAATCTCTAACCCATCAGCACGAATACTGACTGACTCCGGGTCTTCGATTTCAATCTCAATGTCCGGCTCACCAACTAACTCCTCCATGCCTACCGGGGCTTGGTACAGTGCTTTATCTATTGCCATGATGTGTCCTTAATAGTACGCGTGCGTTTTGCGCTTGAAAAATGTCGGCTCGTCCTCGTAGTCCGATGGCAGGCGTACGAACCCTCCTTGCCGGTAGCGCAGCAGCGCTTGTGAAATCGTATCTACGTAGTCGTCATGTTCGCCTACCGGAAAGGCGGCGAGTTCTTCAATTACTTCTCTTGCCCACCGTGTGTCCGGTGCCCAAACCTTTCCGCTGTAAAAGAAGTCCGCGATGGCGTTGAGTCGTGCAACCTTGTCCGTTGTGCCTCGTTGCTTGCCTCGGCTGGGCGTGAACTCATCCACGGGAATACCCATTGCCCGAAACTCTTGAATAAGCGGGGCGCCTGCTGCTTTTTTCTCCACAATGAAGGCATCTGGCGACCACTCCTTCCAATGCTTGTACGCCACCTGTTTTAACTCCGGGAACTGCATGCGATCCTTAAACGCATCCAGCAGGATCAAATTCGGTGCGCCACCATCCTCATCGTTGTAAAACACACCCCATGTGGTGCATGCGCTGTAGTCAGAGCTGGTTTTCTGTTCGTGCGCCGTATCCCAGCTCTGTATTACATACTCACACTGCGGTGGTTCGTCTTCTTCCCATATCTTCCACGCACCCCGCCCAATAATGGCGGAGGCTTCAGACGTGGGGTTCTGCATGTATTGCGCGTTCCAGTACCGCGGGTCCATGCCGCTTTTCTTGGACTTTAGTACCTCAAGCGGCCACTGCTCCGGCCACAACGACTTATAGTCAATCAGCCTGCCGGTCAAGTCAATCAGACTCCACCGTGTCATGATGACAATGATTGCCCCGTTGGGCATCAAACGCTGTAACGGACCTTGCTGGAACCACTGCCACGCCGAATCAAACGCCAGACGGCTGTTGGCCTTCATGTCTTGTTCGGAGTGCGGGTCGTCGATAACAAAAAGGTCTGCACCACGACCGGCCAGTGCGCCACCAACACCTGCTGCGTAATACTGTCCGCCGGAAGCTGTACTCCATTTGCCTGCAGCCTTCTGGTCTTCTGCGATCTGTGTATCCGGGAATATGTCTTTGTATTCTTCACTGTCAATTAAGTTCTTTACGCGCCGACCAAAGTCTTCGGACAAGCTGGCCGTGTGCGTGCCCATGATGATCTTCTTTTCCGGGTAGTGCCCCATGAAGTAGGCGGGGAACAGGTAGGACGAGAACTCGGACTTACCCATACGCGGCGCGATATTAATAATGACGCGCTTTTTCTTGCCCTCAATTACGTCCGTGAATATCTTTGAGAGCTTTCGGTGGTGGGGGCCGATCTTAAATCCGGGGTAGATCTGTGTGGCAAAACCTAAAAGTGACGTTTTTGCTGCGTTTTTAGCCGCGCGTGTGGTTCTTTCTTCCAAATCCGCCAGCAACTCCGCCTTTTCTTCAGGAGAAAGCGTTGGTAACACGCGTTGTAACGCGTCAATCTCCTGTTTCGTCAGGTTCATTGGGTTTTTCCGTGATTTCAGTCACATCGGTGACGTCCACAATCTGTGCCATGCGCGATAGTTTCTCTTTTATGCGCTGTTCCAGCTCGGTATCAGACAGTTCAGTCTTTTTGACCTCCATTCTGTCCGTAAATAGCGCTATTTCTGTCACGCGTCCCAACAACTCCAACGCACGTAAGCGGATTTTTGCGTCAGGGTGCCGCGTTTCCTCGACCAACTGCGCCACCGCGTACCCTCTAATCTCTTTGGCCTGCTCAACAAAGTGCCAATCGTAGGCTGTCAACATCCCAACCAAGTGTTTTACCGCTTCGGGCGTCTCAATCTTGGTTAACGCTGCGCGTTGTTTCTTGGGGTCGGCGTCTTGGGTCAACACCGCAAACGCTTCGCGGGCGTTTTGTTCCTGTATCTGGTCGTGCACCGCCTCATCCGACGCTGCGCCCAGTTCTTCCAACCACTTGGCTGTTTCTACTTGCGCATCAAGTATGTCTTTGGGGGCAGTTTTGGCGACGAGTGTGGCTTCTGGCGTGGCAAGCCCGTCAGGCGTGTAAATCGTCTCATCCAACAAGTGCTCAAGCATAGCGCTGACCGTTGCAGTCACGTTGCGCGGAGTATATACTTGGTTTAGCCGTTGTGTAAATTTTTACATCGCGGCTGTCTCCGTGGTTGGAGATCGTTGAAGCCATATTGCCCCCGCCATTCTCCCGGCGGGGGCTTTTTTATCCGTGTGCATGTCTAATATTAGACAAATTATATTTTAATTTTTTAGAAATTTTTTGGGGTGTTGTCATGATTTTAAGAAAAATGTGGGGCGTGGTTGGGGATTAGTGTTCTGTGGCGAAGCCGCCGCGCTGCCATGTTTGTGGGGGTCGGGGTACGGTGGGGTCGAGAATGTTGTCATTTTGGTCGTTGAGCAGGGGTCTGACGCGTTATATGAGAGGGTAGTTTTCTCTCACTCATGTACACGCCGTACATGAGTTCATTCAACTCAATGAGGTGACATCATGCAAACCAAACAGCAATTCAACAACAAGGCAGTATTCGCAATCTTCACCGATGCAGACAAGTCTGCGCTCTCATTCGCCGAGCGATTGATGGCAGAAGGCATAGGTGATCGGGCTACCGCTAGACCGTATGCAGTAGCATGGGCAGCGGCTAAGCATGGTATTGAAACGAAAGACGGTCAGCGCGGTTTGACTTTCGTTGACAAAGACAAGCGCAAGTTTGAAGCCGCGCAGCAATCTGCCAAGCGTGTGCTTGAGATTTGCTTTCCTACCGCCGACGCGCCGGTAACCGACGACACCAAGAAAACCAAGTCCAAAGTCGATCCGGTAGCGCGTGAAGCCAAGCGCATCCTCAACAACTTCACTCCGGCGCAACGCCGTAAGCTGATCGAGCTTCTCTCCGCCTAACTCATGTACGTTCTGTACACGAGTTTTCCCTGACCGCGCAGAAAATTACCCTTCTGCGCGGGTTCTCAATCCTGTCAAACGAGGAATCATCATGACCAAATTCGAAACCAGGCAAGTCGATACCATTCGAGCGCACATCACGCTTGGCAACATCACATCTGCCGCGCTTGGCCTTTCATCCCTAATTCGCTGCGCTCGTACCGCCAAAAGCGTCAACGAACTAACCACGCTTGCCATTGAACTCGGCCTGCGTAATCACCCTGAGTTTCGTATCTAAGGAGAACACCATGCGTAACAATCAACTCGAACAAGCCTTGCTCCGCGCAGGCTACGTCAAACACACCAGCACCAAGCCAAAGAAGCAAACTCATGTACCCGATGTACACGAGTCAACCAAACCCGAATGGGATGCGCTGCCCAAGCACGAGCAACAACGCTTTGCTGTACTTTTTAACGCGTCAAGCTAAAACTACCCTCGTTTTGCAAAAATGTCAGATACTCGGCATCTGTACCGACGAGTGCACCAGCGTTCATTCAAGTATAAGTATATGAATATAAATATATTTATAGTAGTAGTAGTATCCGCTGGTGCACTTGTCCACCTTTTTCGAAGGTATATATGGTCTGGAAAAAGATACTTGAAACAAACAAGAAAAAAGAAAACAATCTTCAAGTATCTTTCCTGAGCCTATATATACCCTTCAAAAACGTGGACAAGTGCTCAACCAATTTTTGCAAGACAAAAAAAGCGTTTTGTTTCAAGCACATGAACCACAAACTACCCGTGTGCACTCGTGCTGCCAACTCTACAAGTATTGTGCATAAACCGTGTTCTCGCTGACACGTTAAACACCAGCCCATGTACATTGTGTACATGAGTACCTCAAGGAGAACGTCATGCCTGATAAGTACAAGCGTTTGCGTGACATGACACGCAAGCAAATCGTCACGCGGTTGAACCGCAGATACAAAGACCGCGCCGGTGTACCACCAGCATCAATCAAGGCCATCGCTGACCGCATCATTGAAAAGCGCAAGGCCGAGCGTGATACGCAGCGCAGCAACGCCATACACAAAGACAAGTGGGAACTCATCATCGCGCCGTTGGCAGCAGAGATAGCATCGGTACGCACACGCGTGGCGCAATGGCAGCGCAGGGAACAGGCCGATATGCTGACGTTCTTCACGCCGTACCTGACCGCACTACTAAAGTTGCGCTTGATTCTGCGCTCGTACCAACGCCAACCGCTAGACCCCGACGCCAAAGCAAAGGCCGTCAACCTGAGCGACGAAGGCATACTGCCTAACTCGTTAGCGCGGTTACCGCTTGGTCAGCACTGGTCGGATTGGATACCGCACAAGGTGAAGCGTGAGTTCATGCAGACCCACGCGCAGTTGAGTGCTGTCGTGCGAACACGCAAGTTGTCGCCGATCTTTCAGCGCGACCCAAGCAAGACCATCATTGACCAGCACTATCGTGTGCGTCAGGCGTGGCAGGAGGAACTCAATCAGCTAGAGAACATCGTCGAGCGCGATGGCATAGACCGACGCCCACTCGAAGCGCAGCAGGCAGACAAGATTCGCTTGGCAATCGCCAAGCTCGAAGCCGCGCCGTCACATCGGCGCATCACACCGTATTGGCGCAAGCTGATCGGCAACCACAAGGAGGAGGTATGACCCAAGCACAACTCGAAGCATTGATGGCACAAGCAGGACTGAAACAACTGCTGATCGACAAGGCAAACAACGATCTTGACAGGTTATATCAGAAGAAGGCAAACTACGAGCAGCAACTGACTAACCTGTTAAGTCAGATCAAGGTGGCACAGATCACCATCACCAAGCAGCAGTAGCACCAGCAGTAACTCATGTACACGCCGTACATGAGATCAACAACCAACCACATGGAGGTAACTATGCAAGACAGCGCAATCGTCAAGGCGTTCTATGCGCCCATTGACCTAAACGGTACGGACTACATCGACAACGTAGCGCGTGCCTTCTTCGTGTTGTATCAAACCAACACATACCCTGTAGCGCGAACCTATGTCCTTGATCTACCCGAAACGCCGCCGTATACCGCCGAGCAGGTTGAGTATGCGCGGTATCGCATGGGTCTGTTCAGTCAAGCACTCGGCGCGTTGTACGCACGCAAGGTGGACAGCGTGGATAACATGTATGACCTGCAACGCATGGCAGAGAAGCTGATGCTGCGTTTGTACGCACGCAGCGGCGCAACGCGCTACTACCACGAGGCGCGTGATGAGTTGGATGTCAGGGTTGACCACGACTACGGCGGCTTGCGCGTGGCACTCAACCGCAGCTTCAAGAACAGCATCACGATGGCGTTGTCACTTGCCTGTGATCGCGCTGACGCAGGCATGATGTTGGCCGTGTATCAAATCACCTTCGGCAAGCTACGCACACACGAGATCGAGTACGAGCGCACATCGCTGCGTAACCTGCAGTCTGCCATCAGTGATATGTTGGCGTACCCCGACGACAACGAGGTGATGGACTACCTCAAAGAGCATGAATTCAATGAGTGTCCTGACTGCGACGAGTGGATGCACGAGTATCACTCGCAGCGCACCTACAGCGACGACAATGTGTGCATAGCGTGTATCGACAGCAACTATGATTACTCGTCGTATCACGACTGTTACATCTACTACGATGACAGATGTAGTGCGCTAGACCGGCATGGTGATGAGATCACTATTCATCGTGACGCTGCTGATGGTCGCCACTTCGAGTGGGATGACGACGAGGATCGGTATGTGCATGTGGAGTATGCGCGTCGGTCTAATGTGCTGCGTCGCTATCACTCTGCCAAGAACAACCACGACTATCGGCCTGTGCCGTCAGCGTGGGCTGAGCAAAGCAAACGCTTCTTTGGCGTCGAGCTTGAGGTCGAGTGCAAGACAGGCAGACCACACGAGCACGCCGATAACCTAAACGCCGCACTCAACAACGGCAACGTCGGTGAGCGTTGCTTCTTCGAGGAGGATGGCAGTCTGTCGCATGGCTTCGAGATCATCACGCAGCCTATGGGTCTTGACTCACACTATCAGTTCTGGGAGTGGCTCACCAAGAAAGAGTTGACCACGGGTCTACGCAGTCACGACACATCAACCTGTGGCTTGCACATCCATGTCAACCGCGATGGCATCAACACCATGCAGATCAACAAGATGTGTGTGTTCATCCACGCGCCTGACAATCGCAACCTAGTCAAAGCAGTAGCGCGTCGCTACGCTGTCAGCTACGCAGCGATACACCCCAAGAAGCTGGGTACTGCACATCGCTCTAACAGCAGCGACCCACGCTACGAAGCAGTCAACCTCACCAACCGCTACACCATCGAGATGCGTATGTTCAAGGGTACGCTCAAGCACCAGAGTGTTCTTGCTGCGCTTGAGTTCACCAACGCCCTCATACGCTTCACCGAGCCTGCATCATCGGCAGGCTTCATCCTCACCGCCGACAAGTTCGTTGACTACATCAACAGCAGCGACGTCAGGCGCGACACACGCAACCTGCGTGACTACCTCAAGAACGTGGGCTTCACGTCTTAATCACAACCAACCACTAAGGAGAACTAACCATGTGCATACTCATTCATCATCCAGCAAATGTCGCATTTGACGACGAGCTTCTCAACGACTTCTACGCGCACAACCCTGATGGGTTCGGTGCTATGTACGTCGATAACAACGGCAACATCGTTGTGACTAAAACGCTCGGCAAGCCTGCCGAGATCAACGCGCTGTACCGTGACACGCTAAAGGGTCGTGAGTGCATCATTCACTACCGCATGAAAACACACGGTGACATCGACCTCGACAACTGTCATCCATACAAGATTACTGACGATGTGTGGATGGCGCACAACGGCATCCTGTCGATGGGCAACCCTATCGATCCTGCCAAGTCTGACACATGGCACTTCATCGAGTACATCTTGAAGCCTGCCGTGACTGCTAACCCTGACATCATCTTGAACCTTGACTATCAAGCGTACCTTGAGAAGATGATCGGCGGCAGCAACAAGTTTGCTTTCCTGCACAGCAGCGGTGAGATCGTCGTGCTCAACTACGACGCCGGTGTCGAGCATCAAGGCGCGTGGCTATCCAACACCTACGCATGGTCAGCACACAAGCATGGGCATGGCAGCAAGTATGGTCGCT